TTACATGCTGGTTGTTGAAACAATGCCGCCTGTCCACATCACGCCAAAACCGAACGCCGCCAACGATCCAAATGCTATAAGAACTGAGGCTACGTGGAAGATGCTGCAAATTCGATCCAATAGCACGGTCTTGCTGGAATTCCTGTAGAAGGGCGGCTCGTCAACGATTTCATAACTTTGGGCAACCGCAGCCTGAAAATACATTACCACATATGCAAAACCGGTCGCCAGCACGGCCAACCCAGCACCCAATGCGTAAACCTGTAAAACAATGACCACCTCAAACAAATTCAATAAGCTCGCCCGTTCACCTGTAGCTAGGGAAGCAACAAATCCAAGCATAGCGATAGCAGCACCACCGTTGAGCAAAAGAAGTGCTTTGAGCGCGGCTCCAGATAGAGAGACCGCAGCAGCATTGCTAGCCGATATAAACGATTGAAGCTCTCGAGCTTTCTCACGCTGTTTGCTAGGTGCCCCCTGATCGACTAAATTCTGCATTCCTTCTCCTGTCTTTATGATCTTTTGGCGTACGCTTCTTACGCAAATTGCTTTGACTTCGAATAGTGCGCTCTAACGGCTAAACCAAGCGAAATGGCACTGGACTCCAACATCCGTCTCAATCACGATAATATCGTTTGAAACAGAGGAAATTTAATGAAAAACTCAGACAACGAAAAGGGTGTTTCGATGGAGATGCCACCTGAAGACGCGCTTGTTGCCTTTTGGATGACCTGGCTGGCACTCGGTGAAGCGCTTAAAATGCTTGGCGAAAAGCACGGCAACTCGGGATGGCGCGAAGAACTTTATGAACGCGTACAACAGTCTTTTGACAGTATTGAAACCACAGCTGAGGGTGATCAGGCAATAGTCGCTAAAACTGGTGTAAACTCAAATGATCGAGCGTTTCAAAATGGCTCGAAAGCTGTTAGTGCGGCGTTTGACCGAATAAAATTTAATTGAGCGGGATTGGTTGAGGCAGATTTGTCTCAACCAACTCGGTCTTAACCTCGGCGACTGCTTCACATCCGGCCATCTTACCCCGATTTAGTATAAGGTCCGTCTCTGGAAGACGTGCGCAAAGGATCCCTGCAAGAAGCTATTCCGGCCAAAAATTTACAGCGGAACATGAGATTATGCAGTTATAATATGCGGCATTGAGATAGTAAATTAGTGGAGTGGATCGAACCAATCGGAGCCCTTTACGCGAAATCGAGGAAGACATCACATTTGACAGAAGCGGGACTTCTACGAATGACTGACACCCGGGATGCAATTTGAAAAGTGAGGATCAACAGATGGCCGTTTTTAATATCCCTGCAATTTGTGATAGTTGCGGTCTCATTTTCCCTTCGGGCATAGGCGCAGGTCTACAGAGCAAAGTTGAACTGGAAGGTAATAGGAGCAGATGCCCCCGCTGCAATAAAATGGCCAGCATCCCAAACCAAATTGTACGGATATTGCAAGATGGGATTGAAGTTTTCAAATCCGACGATTTTACAATCGACGTCTTGCGCGCACTGAATGTTGCGGTTGAAGACCTTCGCTCTGGAAACAAGCCAACACTAGAAATTGCTAGGCAACTCGATCAGACCAGCCCTTCAGTGGCGAATGAATTCCGACAATGGGCAAGCCTTGGCATTAATTTCGTTATAGGGATGGCTGCCGTGGCTACAGCAGTTTTCACTTGGATGCAAACGCCAGGGCAGAACAGAACAGTCGATGAAGTTGCGGTGGACGCCCTTGAGAGCGTGTATCAGCAGTCGCAGCCGGTCATCAGCCAACGACTGCGCTTACCGGGGGTGATGCCCTACAATCACGATGAATATCCGCAAAAAGCAAATCGAAAAACACGACGAGCTCAAGAGGCAAAGAGCCGAAGAGGCGATAGATAACTTTATCAAACTGCTAATAATCACAAAAAAGAATCTCGCTCAGAAAATGAGGCTGACGAGCCCTTCATCGGTTCAACTTATCAACTAAACCTGACTGGTAGTTTTCATTCAATCAGCGACCAAAACTTTACTCTGACAGTATTTGTTTGATCGCTGCCTTGTCTGCATTCGCTTGGCGCGCAGAATTGAGATGCTCGGTCGCCAGGATCGCAAGCTCGCGGTATGTTGCCGGCCGCCGCGTCGAGATCGGTGTCGGCTCGAGCAGCTCGGCCGGGATCTCGTCGCGCAACTGCACATATTCAGTTTTCCCAAAGCAGCCCATCAAGAGCACGGGAAAGATCAGGATCAATCGGCGCATCGGCGCATCCCTCCAATTGCAAGTTTCGGATCCGCTCGATGCCGGCCGTCGCCTGGTCGCGCATCACGGCCGCCCCCCTGGCACGCGCAGCGGCAACATCGGCCGCAAGGCGCGCCTGCGCCCGCGAGGCTTCCAACGCGGTGATCGAGCGCGCATCGCTCGCGGCCTGCAGCTCGAGCGCGCCATTGCGGCGATCGAGGATCCAGGCATAGCCCCCGACCGCCAAAAGCGCGCCCAGGAGCGCCACCAGCCCCCAGCGGGCTACCATGCCCCCGCCGAGCATGTCAGCGCCGCCCCTCGAGCTTTTTAGCGATCCGGTAGTTTGACGCCGCCACCGCGAACACGCCGGCTGCGAGCAGCACCAAAAGCCACAACCTGCCATCCAGCCAGATCGCATAAGCCCCGCCGAAGCTGATCGCGAGCTTGACCAGGATCCACCACCGGCCGAGCTTGTCCATCAACACCGCGATAAAGCCGTTGCCCTCGGTCGCGCCTTTAAGCTTCAGGGCGCGCTGCGTCGTGTACACATCGGCGAGCTGCGCCAGGACAAACAGCCCAAAAATCAGGATCTCCATCATGCTAAGCCCGCCCATCATGCGACCGCCCCAAACATGCAGAGCGCGTAATCCTCGCCCCGACGCAATGTAAGCCCGCGCACCACACGATTGCCGGCCTTATCCCACCAGGTGATTGCCTTGCATCCGCCTGCGATATCCCCGCCATTCAACCGGCGCACCGCCGTCGATCGACCAGCTCCCCCGACGCCGACATTGTAGGCAAGGCTTGTGTAAGCCGTATCTCGATGCACCGGCAGCCGGCCGGCCAGCGTCTCGCGCGTGAAATATCGGTGCAACCGCGTGCGGTAGCTGATCAGCTCGCGCGCGAGCATCGCATCGCATTGCGCCTTGGTATAGCGATCGCCCGGCTTGACCCCCTTTGTCTCGCCATAACAGACCGTCCAGACCCCGACGATATCGCGGTATGAGGCCAGCCGCAGCCCTTCCCATTTGCCGACATAAGGCACCGCAACCTCGAGAAAGGCCGCCGCCGATGCCAGACCCGACGCCACGGGCTCCGGATCCAGCCGCTCGGCCATCACAGGCACGATCAACGCTTGCCCCCAGATCAGCACGCCCTGGCGCGCTTGCGCCTGTTCGTCAGGCTCGATCGCCGTCGATGTCTGCTCGGGGAGATAGAGATCCTCGGCAACGGCCCCGCCCAAGGATAGCCCCAGCATCAGCGCGCCAAAGCCAAACGCCCCCAGGAACACAAGCCGCGCGATCGCCCCGCTGCGCTTTTGGTCGATGATCCGGCCGAACAGGCCAGCGATCAAAAAAAACAGCGCCGCCCACCCGATCGGGTACGGATCAGCCTCAATGCGCCAGAGCCCCCAAAGCGCATTGGGCAGGATCAAACAGACAAGGCCAAGGTAGATCGACCACATAGAGTAGGAGCGCCCGAGCACCCCCCAGACATCCGGCACGAATTTCATATTGCGTTCTCCAATGCAAAAAAAAAGACCGCCGAGGCGATCCATTGAGGTTTAATAATTGAAAGTGACTAGCCGGCGATGCGGAACAGCGCCGAGGGCTGCGTATAGTTGAATTCGAGCCCGCCGGGGCATGTGTATGTCAGCTCGACCCGCAGCTCGTACTCGCCAGCCGGCATATAGGGCAGCGTCGGATAGTTGAGATCGAGAAAATCCGTATGCGCTGGACCGCCCGCCCATTCGGCATCCGGCATATCAAACACAACGCCATCTTGATTGATCCCCGTGCGTTCGGATTGCACCGGGCAATCGTCACGCTCTTTGTCCCGCCAGATCCGCAGGCGCAGCGGCTCGCCAGCCTTTACCGGGCTGTTGAGCGTCTCGACCCGCTTAAAGTTAGAGATCGGCTGCGTGCGATCGAGGCGCTCGTATTTGACCGCCGCAAACCCCAGGATGCCCGATAATGACAGACAGACCAGGGCGAGAAAGTAGAACAATTTTTTCATTTAAAGATCACCGATCTGTAAGCCCAAAGAACCCCGAAAAGCGTCGTCACGATGCCGCCCAAAGTCGTGATGCCCACCCAAAGCAGTTGCCGCTCTTTCGCGGCCTCGGCGGATTTCATATCGGTTATTTCCTGGTGCAGCGCGCGGCTTTCTTCGCGCCACTCGGCCGCAAGTCTTGTGTTGGCTTGGCGCAAGCTCGAGACGGAATGCTCGAGCTGACTAATACGATACGCATCAAGGCTTGATGCGGGCTTTTGCTCGCTCACTGCTCACCATTCGACCGCCCGAAAGCGCCGCCTTTATTGATATTTGAAAAACAGCACGGCCAGGGCCATAAGCGCCCGCCGCAACTTTGGAACGCTGTCAGCTTTCAACGCCTGGTGAAACTGCGCGCCGGCCGTGAACCGATCCCAGCCGATCGAAAGAAAGTGATCATGCAACGCGGCCGCTTTGAAGTACCGCGGATCTAAGGGGTTGCAGATCCACCGCAGCCCCCGAGGCACAGAGACATCGAATTGAGCCCCGACCGGCACAATATAGAGCGCGCCGGTGATCGAGCTGCCAACCCACCAGGCAAGCGGCTTGGTGACGCGATGCAGGATCCCCGTGTCATGTGCATACCAATCCGAGGCAGCGGTATAAGCGCTCATTAGATAATTGAGACTGTATCTTTAGCCGGCTCTTTCAGTTTTGCCACGAGCACGGCCTTCACCGCGAGATCCTGCGTTGAAACAAAGCCCGGCTCGATCGCCTCGGCCCACCCGATGACCGTCGATAGACGTGCCTCGGGATCCATGCTCTGCAGCTCCGCGAGATCGACAAAGTTTTCGCGGCCGGTCGGCATAAGCAGGCTTTTTGATCCGTAGATGCTTACTGATTGATCGGAATCGGGATCGGTTGCCGTCACCCGCCAATGCACAGTTTTAATCACATTCTCGAAAACTTCGCTATCGACGTGCATTTCCTTTTGCGTTTCCGCCTCAAGCTTCCAACTAATTACGGGATCGGTCATGCTTCGCTCTCCATTTCTTTGATGCGTGTTTCGAGATTTTCGATTTTGGTAAGAGCCTCTTGCAGCGCGGCGGTAAGCAGCGGGACAACTTTGCTGTAATCAACCGATTGGTATTCGGGGTTTCCGTCCGGATCCACAGCATCCTTTTCGCCCGTGACTGCGTAAGGCAGAACTTCGGCCAGCTCATGAGCGATGAAAGTATCAGAGCGCGATCCGCCCGATTTCCACGACACGTTGACAGGTTTCAACCGCATCAGGCGTTCAGCAGGTGAAACCAATGGCTTCAGGTCTTCCTTCAGGCGGTAGTCGGACGAGGTGTTGTAGGCTGTTGAGCTACCGTTAGTTGAGATGCTACCAACAAGGGCGTCATTGTAGCGGAAGTCCGCGATGGTTCCTGTGGTGCCCATGCGGTTAATATACAGACTAGTACCCTGATTTACCGCCGCTTTAATCTGGCCGGAAGACGTTAATCCGACCCCTTCGGATGTGTTTGTGTTCGCGGTGCGGCCAACAAGGAAGTTACCCGCTGTATCAAGTCTGGCTTTCTCTACGTTGCCCGTTGCCAGCGCCATATGGGCTGCCCCCGCCCCGCTGGCGTTAAGCGTCACGGTTCCCGCGTTATTGTCGGCGGAAATATAGAACCCTCGTTGAATGCCCGACCCCACATTCCTAAAAGTGGCTAGGTCAACTTTACTTGCATATACCGTCAAGGGGTACGTTGGATTGTCCACCCCACCTACACCAACGTAACCGCTTTCGGTGATACGCAAACCCTCGGTTCCCGCAGGTGAAAAAACGAATCTGCTGCCACTCGCGGTCGAAGTAAACTCTGTGACGTTAGGGGTTGGTGAAGCATCGCTGAGATTTCGAAGGAAGAAGTTGTTCCCTGATCCCGAAAGTGTCAAACCTGCGTAAGCGTTAGCACCTGCGTCAAGGTTCTGGACGTTCAGAATCACCGGAGCGTTAACGTTGTCGCGCACATCAAGCTTGTGACTTGGCGCACTCGTCCCGATGCCAACTTTGCCATCAGACGTGATACGCATACGTTCGGGCTGGCCGACTGGTGAGGTTCCTAATGGCCCCACCTGAAACCGCATGCTGTCGCCCGTAACGCCCATTCGAACCGCAGTGCTGTCCGTCACAAGGGCCAAGGTTGGCGTGCCTGTTATGTTTCCCGAAGAGCGGGTGAAGAAAGCACCCGAAGAACCCGTGTTTACTTCAAGAACTCCAGAGGGGTTTACCGTCCCGATCCCAACATTGCCGTCCTTGCTAACACGCATAGCGACGCTCGATCCGGTCCCTGTCCGAATATCCAAATGCCCTGCGGTGTCTTCATTGGTGACCTTCAACGTGCCAATACCCGAAACACCGTCTGTCTCGATAGCCACGTATGTTGCACCCGCTGACTGCACGCGCAGCGAACTATCTCCGGGAGTGTCGAGGTGAAAAGGCACCTCTGGCTCGTCGGTGCCGATACCTACGCGACCCTGAGAAGTGATGCGCATACGTTCTGTGGGGTAGTTCAGTTGCCCTTGACCAATTTCGTTGGTGTAGAACGCAAGCTCACCGCCCGGCACCGTTGACATCGTGTTAGCGCGCAGCGCGATACGCCCCAAGGGTACGACGCTAGCGTTCCCGCTCAAAGTGTCCGAACCGAGGAAATCAATTTCTGCCAAACTGTAAACCGGTTCACCCGCCGCAGATCGCTTGTTGGATTTCAGCGCAAGTGTAGCTGTGCCTTCTGTCTCGATTTCAAGGCTGCGGGTTGGGCTGCTCGTACCAATGCCGACCTTACCATCCGATGCAATACGAAGGCGCTCGGCACCTGAAGTTGCAAAAGCAATATTATCTGAGGATGGCCGGAAAATACCCGTGTTAGCATCACTCGCGAAGCGCAGCGAAGGCTGTGCTGCAGTACCGTCCGAAAAAGCGTAGGAAACCAAAGCGGTCGTATTGAGGTAATTCGCAAATGCGTTGATCTCTGCGCGAAGCGTAGGAAACCCATTGAGAAAGGCATCCGCTACCGTCGCAAAGTTTGGATCTAGACGATTTGGGGCGGGCGTGAGCGCTGAAATTGTAGGTGCTGGCATTAAATGAGCCCTTCCACTTCTATTGTTGCGTCCGAAACTTGCGGCGCGGATAGGTTGATATCAAAGCGGCGGTAGTAGCCGTAAACATTGACGCCATAAGAGGCGTCTTTTGTGCCATTCCATACAACCGGCGTGGTCCTGTACTTGGCTAAGAGGTTTTGAACGCGGCGCGCGCCGAGCGTTGGCACCTTCAAATCAAAATCAACTGTCTGCGCGAAACCGCGCTCGACAATGACAGCGTTGCCAAACGGATCGCGCTCTTTGCGTGAATAATCCTCGATCGAGATCGACGTGCCATAAAGCACGATGCCGAGCTCGATCGCTTGGCCCAGGGCAATCTGGCCGACCTTCGCATCGAGGCCGGGGTTGCTCACTGTGACCGTTGTCGATGCCGTGCCATATGGCGGCAGATCCGTCAAAACTACCTCTAGAGTTTTGAGGCCGATCGGCGCAAAGAAATAGGTAAACCAATCAATCACTGCGCTATTGTCGATCAAATCAACCGTGTTGGAATATACAAGCCCATCATTGGGATCGTTGATTTCAACCTTTATTGAAGCAGCCTCTAGACCGAAGGCCGAAACTGAATTGATCGCCAAACCGCCATGCGAAATCGTATAGCTGACCTCATCCGCTTTCACGGCGGGATCGCTAATGCGCCGATCGAACGCCTTGTATCGGTTGCTCGCCCCCAATAGCAGCCATTGATGAGGGCTTTGATCCGGCAGGTTTCCGGTATTCGCAGCCTCTAGGCTTTCGTAAACATTGTGCAAATACAGGACGGTTTCACCGGCCCCATATGTTGCGTTGTTCGTCCAAACTTGAGCATCGTTTTCGGGGATATTCGAGGATGTTAGATTGAAGTCGCTAACATCAACGGGGGGAATGATCTGCATATTTAAACCCTCACCGGCGGCATGCCATCGACATCATGCTTGCGTGCAATGTCACTGGTGCGCTTTGTGTTTTTGACCACCTCGAGCAGCAGCCGGCGCAAATCCTCGGCATGGGCGGGATCGCCACCAGCTCCGGCCAGCATGTCCCGCGTTTGCCGCGCGTTGTAGATCTGGCTCGCGCCGGTGTATTCAAGCTCGGGGCCGTTTTCTCCGACGATCCGCAGGCCGCCAAAGTGACGGCCGCCGCGCGCAAATTGCGGGATCCCGCCGAGATCAATCACCGCCTGGCGCTGCGCCTGCAGTTGTTCGGCCAAAGCCTTGAGCTCAGCGGCGCGCCCATAGGTTTGCCCGTATAGACCGCCCTCGCCGTAGAACTCGTTTTTGAAGTTGCGCGCCTTGCTCGAGCTGCCCGAGTAGCTGATCTGATTATATTGGGCATCGAAAAGCCCCTGATCATTGACGCCAAACTTTGCAGTCTGCGACATCTGCACAGGACCGGATTTTGAATTGAGGTAAACCCCGAAACGCGAGGCGAGCGAAAGGATCTCGGCCGACGCGGCCGAAACCTGCTCGATCGCGGATCCCTGCGCGAGCGCTGTCGCCTCGAGCTCGCGCTGCGCGTTGGTCAGCGCCGCCTGGCGCGCGGCCTCGGCCTCGGCAGCCGCAAGCGATGCCTCTTGCACCGCGACGATCCGACCGATCAAGGATCCGATCGAATTTAGCCCCGAAACCATCGACGGCACGCCCGCGACAGAGATCCCCGACGCCATCCGGTTAAGCAAGGCAGATGTCAGGTTTTCATTGCCGGCAACGGCACGCTCGACAAGCTCGGTGATGCTCACCGTCTCGCCCTGCAGATCTTGAACCTTGCCGAGCTCGGCGTTGGTCAGATTTTGGCTGCCGGTGACGCTCGCCGTTTGCCCGGTGATCGCGTTGGCAAAAACACCGTTTTGCCCCGCCATCGCGCGCACTTGCTCGAGCGTGCCTTGACTGATCCCCGACAGCATGCGCGCGGCCGCGATTTCCTCGGCCGAAACTACCCCGTCCTTGTTGCGATCGACCGCAGAGATCACGGCCGAGATCGCGGCATCAGATGCTTTGCCAGCCAGAGAGGCGCGGATCTGCGCGGTTGTCATAGCCCCGTTGCGGTCGATCGCGGATGCGAGCGAAATCACCGTGCTTTGATACGCGCTGACGATCGAGGCGGCCTGCATTTCCTGCGCCGAAATGATCCCGTCGCCGTTGCCGTCCAGGCTCGAGACGATGCTCGAGGATAGCCCCAGAGCTGCGGCCGCCGTCGCGGCGTTGACGTTTGCGGTTTGGCCCTGCAGCGCAGCGATACCTTTCGCGCCCTCGGCCGACAGAGATCCGATGATAGAGCCGGCGTTATCGACCAGCGCGGCCAAAGCTTTGCCCGAGGCATCTCGATTGACGGCAACTTGTAGATCGGTGCTGTTGACGATTTGGCGGCCGATGTTTTCCAGCAAGGCCGCCTGCTCAAGCAGGATCTCTTGTGTGATGTCGCCTTGCGTCAATAGCGCGCGGGTTTCCTGCAGCGCGGCCGTTTGAACGTCAAACAACATCGCTTGATAATCAGCGCCCAGGCCAAGCGCCTCGGATACCGCCGCAGCCTGGCCGAGCTGGCTTGCAATGCCCGCTTCGATGCGGCGCAGCTCGGTTGCCGTTTGGGCAAACCCCGCGCTGTCTGTCGCCAGGGCAGAGCCCGCGCCGCCGAGATCCCCCAGAGCATCTAGATCCCCGCCGATCGCTTGCGCAAACAGGGATGCAAACCGCTGGCTTGCCCCCGCGAGATCCGATGCAGATTGAACGCCCCCGATGCTGCTCGCCGTCGATCGCAGGCTTTCCGCCAACTGGAAAAAGGCGGTTGCGGATTGGCGCGCCTGATTTGCGGCCGCATTCGATGCCTCGATCTGCGCGTCGATTGGGGCAAGCGCCCCGTCGATCGCACTTGCGACCAGATCGCCGAGTTTATTGGAGAGGCTATCGAGCGCCGGCAAAATGCTGTCGAACTGCCCGGCAAGCCCGACCAGCGCCGCAAACATCGCCCGGCCCGCCTCGGTCGTGAGATCTTGCGCCTCGACCAGCGCGCGGAACTGCGCGCGCGTCTCGGGCATTACCTGGCCGAGATCCGACAGCGTTCCGGTAAGCTGGCGCGTGAGCGTATCGAGGCGCTCTTGCTCGGTATAGAACGCCTGATAATAGGCCGAGGTTGCCGACTGGATAGCATCGAGCCCGCCAAACATATCGACAAGACCGCTTGCCATATCCGCGCCAGCAAGGCTCACCTCGTAAAGCGTGCCCCCCAGGGTATCCATCACCGCATTGACCGATGTCAAAGAGCTGACAAGCCGGCTTAGCGCCTCGAAAGATCCCTCGCCCTCTTTCTTGAGCGCCTCGAATTCTTCGTTGACGTGGCTGATCGTTTCCGTAACCACCCCGCCGGATTTCGAGAACAGCGCCGCGAGGCCGCTCAAGTTGCCGTTGCCGGTGACTTTTGTCACGACTTCATCAAACGTGCCGACGATCGAATCCGCAAAGACATCGCCGAGCCGATCCATTTCCTCGGCAATCGCCTCTTGGATTTCCTCGTCGCTCTTGCCCTTGGTCGAGATCTTGAACTGAAAGCTTGCGTTGTCGATGTTAGAGCCGGCAAAGCCAAAGACATCGCCGAGGCCGATCACGCTTTGCGCAATGCTGTCGATCGCCGACAGCAGCGGCTTTGCGGTTTCATCAGCAGCCGCCTGATAGGACGTGCGAACCTTTTTGCTCAGACCCCAAAACTTTTTGGTTTCAATTACCTTGAACGTCTCGACCAGGCCATCGAGCCCGTCGATCGTCACGCGCAAGCCCGCGTCGAGCTCCTTTGTTTTCTTCTTAAAGAAACTGAACACGGCCGCCACCGCAGCAACCGGCAAAGCAATCGCGCCGAGTGCCGCGCCAAACGCCCCAACGGACGCGGTAGCAGCGCCGAGCTGCGTCGAGATCACGCTGCCCAGGCCGCCAATACCGCCCGAGGCAAACCCGCCGAGCGCCATGTTGAAACCTGCGCCGAGGCCACTGGTCAAAGCGCCGATGCCGCTTGTAATCCCGCCAATCAGCCCGCCGCCGCCGGCACCGCCCCCGAGACTGCCAAGGCTGCCCAGGATCCCGCCTGCGCCGGGCATACCGGCCACGCCTGGCGCGCCGGCAGCCGCAGCACCACCCACCCCAGCGGGCGCGATGCCCAGGCTGAACATGATCCGGTTTTTCGCGGCAAGTGCGATCATTTGGCTGATCATGCCCTTGAACCCGTCGAGGATCGAATCCTTGAAGCTGTCAAAGTTTTTCAAGCCGCCGCCGACGAAATCACCGAAAGCGTTTGCAACACTGTCGATCCCGCCGACTAGGATCCGTGCTTTTTCGGTGCCGATTTCCTCGGACGTGTTTGCCGCCTCTTTCAAGGCATCGCTATACGCCTCGGCCTCTGTCTTGACCTTATCAAGCGCTTTGACCGCCTTGCCGGCGGATCCACCGGAACCCGTCGAGCCGCCGAGATCCTCGAGCGCGTCGTTTAGATTTTCGGTTGCCTCGGCCCCGCCGTCCGTTTCATCGGCCGTGTTGGATATGATCGCGGCAAGCTTGGCTGCCGCGTCCTTGGCTTGCTGGAACCCCTCGGCCGCAAGCGCCGATGCCTCGGCTTTCAATGCCGACGCGCTGTTTGCCGCAGCCTGCGCCTTCGCATCAAATTCGGACATCCCGGCCGCAGCCTTGCCCGATGTTTCGAGGATTGCGTCGGCGAATTTGCCCATGCCGGGGATGTCGGACAGATCCGCGCCCAAGCTGCCGAGGAACCGCGACCAGCTTTCCTGCAGCCCCGACATCATCCCGTAAAAGCTCGAGGCGACCATTTTCCAAACTGCGCCCAATGCCGGCGGGATCGCGCTCGCGCTTGTCTGGATACCTTGCCAAACGCCGGCCGCGAGATCCCCAAGCGCCGACAGCGCATTGCCCCAGCTGCCCGAGGCTTTCACCAGGCGCGCAAAAAAGTACACCAGCTCGCCGGCACCGACCACCAGTGCGCCGATCCCTGTCCGGATCAAGGCACCGCGCAGAAACATCAGCGCCTTAGACAAGCTCGCCGTTGATAGCGCCGCCATCGCCATTGCACCCACGTATTTCACCCCGAAACCCGCGACAGCAACCGCGACATACGTCGACAGCCGGCCTAGATTTTCGATCAGACCGTCGATCACAGCACGCAGCGCGCCGCCCTCGCGCAAGCTATTCGTGATCGCCTCGGCGAGCTGCCCCATTGCAGGGACCAGCGACAGCGCGAGCTGTTGCCCGGCGTATTGCGTGATCAGCCCCAAACGGCCGATCTGATCGTTGGCGCGCTCGATGCCGGTCGACTGGATCTTAGTCAGCTCGAGGCCATATTCCTTGATATCCCCGCGCGCCGCGCGGATCGCATCGCCCCCGTTCAGCACAAGCAGCGCCATTTCGCGATTGCGGACCCCCAGATCGCGCAAAACGGCTGTCGTTTGGCCGGCATCTAGGCCGAGCTTTTTAACCTGATCCGCGATCGTGGCGAGCTTTTCGTCGGCATCGAGCCCCTGCAGATCACCGGCCGATAGCCCCAGGGCGTCGAGCGCGCGTTTGGCGTTGCCCGTCTTGCCCACGTTGGCAAGCTCGCGGTTCATTGTCTGGACATCATTCGCCAGGCCAGAGAGGCTTACCCCGGCCTCGCCGGCCGCCAGCTCAAGCGCGCGAAATGCCCCGACCGTGCTATCGAGCCGGCGCGCTGATTTCGCGGCACGGTCGATGTCACGTGCACCGGCCAGCGCCGCCGCCGAGATCGCAGCACCCATGGCGGCCGCAACACCGGCCACGGCCGCAAACTGCTTGCGCGCGGCTTGCATGCTTTTTTGCGCTTCCGACAAGCCGCGGCTAAACTTCGCGCTGTCGAGCCCGAGGTTGACGCGCAGAGCACCGATAACTGATTGCGCCATGTTTATCGCCCCCTCAATAGAAAACTTTTTGAACCGCAAACTGGAATGAGCGGTTGCAACTTTGGAGCGCTAAGCGCGCATCAACTGAAAAATTTTTATATTTGAAAGCAGACGGCCAAGATCTTCGCTTGGTCAACTTGCGAGAGATCTAGCCGGCTGATTTGTTCGCCAGGGCCATAAAGAACCCGCGCACTTGAGCTTGCGCGACTTCATCGGACACCTGTTTTTCATCCTGCGCGGATCCACCAAATTTCGGCATCTTTTCCGGATCGTGAAACGCATAAGCGACCAGGGTCGCGAGCTCATAGTTGCGTTGCCTCGCGATGTCATTCTCGGCGCGCGCCTTTTCAACGCCACCGCGCAAGATCATCACAATCTCGCGCGGTGTCAGATCATAGAACGCCAGATAGTTCAGACCCTGCGCCAGCCAATCCGAAAGCAGGCTGTTGATCGGATCCTGGTCTAGCGGGCTTTCTTGCCCGCTTTGCCGTTTCCCTGATCCGCCGCCCCATCCTCGGGCTCACTGGACGGGAAAGCAGCACGGCCGATCTCGCCGATGATCCGGCCGGCCTCGACAAAACCGATTTCATCCATCAGATCGCCGACGTTTTCTTGCGTGTGATCGCCTTCCAGGCTCACCCAAAGCAGATCGCGAATGCCTTTGATATCGGCGCTCTTGCCATCCATCGCCGCAAAGGCGTCGATCACGCTTTGCCCGGTCGCGTCCTGAAATCGGATCATTGCGTTTGTGGTAAGGCGTGCCTGATAAGACACGCCCCCCGCTGTAAAGCCTACTGTGCCGCGCTTAGAGGTCATACTGTAGCCGCCCCTTTCACCCAGGACACATCGCCGGTTGTCCGGATCGACACGCTCATTTTAACGGGCGCACCAATATCGCCGCCTTCGACTTGAGGCGTCGGAAAGCCGCTGAACTCGAACACATCGCCCGAGCTTTGACCGGGCGCTGCCTTCAACGTGGTGCGATACTTCACCGGCACATCGAGCGCTTGATCCGCGAGCTGTTGCTCGTAACCCGCCGAGGTATAGCCGCAAGGCAGGCTGATCACGCCGGCATCTTTCAAGCCCTTGATGTATTCGCGGAACCCGTTCGGGCTGTCGAGGCTGGTCACATCCTGAAAGTCGGTTTCGACCATTGGGATCGCAATGCCATCACATTCGGGGATCGGCAGGAAATTTGTGCCGCCATCAATGGAGCGCTCAACGGTAGCCCCATACGCGATAATTTGTTTGCTCATGTGTAGAGCCTCCTAGTTTGAGTAAGTGAGAGTGAAATCGAGCGAGACGCGATAAGGCCGATCGGCCTCATTCGTTCCGCCCTCGCGGCTGTCACGCGATCCCGCATGAAAGACACCTTGAATCCCGTCGCCGCTGTATCCGTTCAAGGCTTTCTTGACGGCGCGAGAAAGTAGTTTGGCAGCACCATATTGCAGTGCATAGCAATCGACCTGGATCCGGCCGGCGCTCAGCCCGCTAGGGCCTGAGAGCGTAACCCCTTCCAAGTCGCTGACCGTATTCAGCACGATCGCGGGCAAAGGCTGGCCTTGAGGATGCGCGCCAAAATTGACCCGCTGCGCGACATGGCTTGCGACAGCGACATTGCTGCGCAAAAGAGCCCTAATCTGTTCTTCCATCGGTTATTCTGCGCCTGACTGGATGCGCTGCCCGACGCGATGCCAATGCCGAAAATCACCATTTCGGAAAATAGAAACGCATAGGCCGTGGGAATAAAAACTTACGCGCCACGCGCGCGGGTCTAGCAGTTTCACAATTTGCACCTTTCCTAAGTTGCAGCTTTGCGCGCAGCTCGAGCCGCTGATTTCTCGAATTCGGTCCAGAGATCGCGCCCGAGATCCTCGAGCAGTTTCTCGCGGCCGCCATCCCATGCCGGGCGCAGCGCGGGTTGCGGCCCGTGATTGATATTGCCGAATTCTTGCTGGACACCGGCGGGATCTGACGTGCCGACGAACCCCTCGACGGCCGACTTGTCATCGCGAAACATCTTGCGATGCAAACCGCGTTGCCGCTTTGTGAGCTTGGTCGAGTAGCTGAAGGATTGCGAATAGCCGCCGGTCGCCCCGTCAGGCGCGAAATCATTGGCGGCATCGGCGATCGGCATCGCTGCTTTTTTCAGAGCCCGGCGCAAGACACCCTTGCCGGCGGCTTTCGTGAGCTGACCGAGCTTTTTCTCGAGCTCCGCAAATCCTGAGAGCTTTACCTTCATGCTCATAGGTCGATGCCAAACCGAGTTGCGTGCCGTACCATGTCGTCAGATAACCACGCGTGAACAATGCCATAGCAAAAACCACAATCTGCAACCTGCGCACCTAAGTTTTCGAGTGTTTTCCATTCCTTGTGGAAATCAACCTGATCCGTCTCAGTGAGGCGCTCAAACCCTCTGGCAAGCTTCTCAATTTGGTGTTTCGGATCCACATTTATCTGAATGGGCACAGTATACTTCGCCATCAATCAATCCTCGCAGACGTAGTAAATTCCAACCACATCTTGTCATCGCTATAATCTTTGATGCCTGTGATTTCGTAGACCGTGCCATTGCATAGCAATCGGTCCTTCGGCGAAATGCTTGAAGTCAGTGCTGACCAATAGACAACAAAGCGCGCCGAGATGTTTGCGGATACCTGTGCAGCCCGCCACTTTTCGGCATCGCTTATCGGTGTACGCTTGGCCCACAGCAAGGGGCCTAGCGCGTCAGTGGATGGATCACCCCATTCAATGAAGTCCTGCATTCCATCATCTTTTAGTTGCGCTCGAAGGAACTGAACACGGTGCTTCATTTGACCAGCTCGCATCAGAAATGCGGCCTTTTGTAGGGCGCGAGGTCAGCCGCGACACTGCGCGGAAGCTCCACTGCGCCTACGCCAATCAAGACCGCTGCGCGATTATTGAAACGGTGCGCGACCAGATCCACAATTGCCAACCTGATCGCAGCCGGCACGTCCGCAGGGGAATCACCATACCCGGCACGATAGATCACAGTCACCGCATCATCCCGATGATCCGTGGCTGGCCATGCTGCAGTTGACGACAACCGGATGAAACACCCGGAAGCTTCCGAATGCAGCGTGAACTTTGATGGCGATAGCGTGGCTTCGGCACCATTCGCGTCGATATAGCTGATCGAAACAATGGACTGCACCGGCGCAAGCCTCAGGTCGATCCGGTCACTGCGTGGAAAGCTATCGAATGTATCCGACCAGTCTTGCGTGATCAGCGCCCGACCCATGATGCCATCAGCGCCCTCAAGATGCGAAACCACTGCGGCGATCAGCATTTCGATCTCATCATTGTCATCATCTTCGACGCGCCGCACACGCCGCTTGGCGTCTTCAAGCGCGACTGGCGTCACTGCGGGCGGTGATGCCAGTATTGATCGCAACCGCTGCATGATCAGGGCGCGCTGGAACGTGGGCCAACCTTGGCGGCGGGCGCAGACGGCGCGGCCTGAACCGGTAACGACGCATCATCGGTAGGTCGCACGAAATCAGGAAACGCAGCGTCAACTTCAGCGCGGGTCAGGGTTGCCGATCCGGTCAATTCCTTGATCCGGTCCATTGCAGGCTTGCCTCCAGCGGTCCAATCTTCGTCTTCTTTCACATCGAGCTGGTCGAGGGCTTTCTGAATCGCACCCGGTTTTTTCCGGGCAGCTTCAGCCTCAGCCAACGCGCGAGACCGCTCACGTTCCGCTTCCTCGACGCCCTTGGGATCGATCACGGCGGTCTCGCGGCGCACAGGCATATGCGACTTTGCGGCGCCGGCGACAATCAACTGCTTGCCCAGAATATCATCGACGGTCACGATCTCGCCCGCATCTGCGCAAAGCAGCGCTGATGCTGATACTTTCAACATTTTAACTTGCATGAAGTTTCACTCCGATAGGTTTCAGGGGCCAGCCGTCAGGCTGGCCTGATGGATCAAACGCTCGGCGGTGAGCTGACAGCCACTTCGATACCAAAGGTCGATGGCCGCTCGATCGGCAGCTTGCGAGCGCCGTAGCGCACCACCACCAGATCACCGAAGGCAACGTTGGCAACCGATGAGGACCGATTGAACCGAACGTAACGCTCACGCGGGCAGTGAACGTCGATTGCAATCATCTGCCCGTTCAGATCGTCATCTACCGCGCTGGTCAAACTTGCTGTCGCACCCGTTATATCGGCCATGTCGCCGCCCACGTTGGTAGCGCTCTGCTGTGCGGTCAGAGTGGCGACCCCGGTGGCCAGGCTGTCGGTCACGTGAGCCATTACAAAAACGCCCTCATATCCCGCCATATCGATAATGATGGAATCTGCATCGGTGGCGGCCGCTGCGGCGATTGATGCCCCGAGAAATTGCAGAGCAAGTGAATTGAGAAGATTGGGCGTCATCGGACACTCCTGTCAAAAAAGGTTGATTGCTGCCGCAGGATCACGCCTGCGGCAGAGCGTTCAGCTTGCGCGCTTAGGCAGCGAGCTTGATGCGGGCGAAAGCCTCGGGAAGCACCGGCTGACCGTCGCCCTCGTAGCGACCGATGAAGCCGATCTGACCGGTTTCGGCATAGAGCTCCGTCAAACGCTGAATCTGCATGACCAGACTGTCGATGATCCAGTAGTGGTTGAAATCACCCAGCAAGCCGACGTACTGCGAAGCCGCGAGCGTGTTGGGCGCAAATTCGGACATCCGCGACGGACGCCCCAACAGACGGTCTGGCTCACCATCACGCATGCTTTCACGCCAGATGAACTGACCATCACTGTCAGTCAGCTTGGCAATCTGCTTCATTACATCCCGGTGGAACAACCAGTTTGCCTTGCTCCAATACCCGGCTTTCAGCGAATACTTGGCCGAGATCAGGCCCTTCGCCGTGACTGCGGTCGAGGTATTATCTTCGGACACATCGCGCGAGGTCGGGATCCCGTCAGGGGAAGCGACAAACAGCCCGAGTGGCTTGCGATCGCCGTTACCCAACAGATAGGATTTCTCCTGTGTGACGCCGAATTTGTAGGCCATGCGCTGACGAACGAGCGTTTCGGGGGACAGCGCCGCAGTGCGCAGCAGCTGCTGGGAAACCTTGATGCGTTTTGCCATTGGATGAGGACGCATGATGCGCTTGCCCATCCGCATCTGATCGTCCTCGCTGCCCGTGCCAAGCTCGACGGTCCAATCCGCGTCACCCATGTCACTGTCGAGCGTCGGCATCCCGATGCTGGCCGAATTGGTCATAGGAATGACATTTGCCAACTGACGGATGATCACTTCGTCATCCATCGCCTTGATCAGCAGGTTCACAAAGGTCTCGGGAACCACCAGAAATCCACCTTCGGTGTTTACGCCCGCCGCCAGGTTGCGGAATTCCTCGGCACCATCACCTGTGGGCACACCAGTGGTCAAAAAGCCGCGGAATGCTTCCATCAGCAGATCGGCGCGTCCACGCTGTTCGCCACGATCGCCACCGGCGGCTGCGCTGCGCTCTTCGCCGTCGCCTGCCAACTCTTCAAGCTCGCGCTCAGCTTCGCGCTGACGCTGCTCCCGCTCAATGTTCGTGCGCAGTTCGTCTGCTTCTTTGAACATTTTGTCATACTGGACGTTCTCTTCGTCGGTCATGCTGCGCTTTTCGGTCTGCGCAGCAGTGATCAGCGCCCGCGCGTCCTTGATGAGCTTGGCGCGCTTTTCGATCATTTCCTTAATAGTCATTTTCGATTGATCCTTTGGTCAGGGTGACATCTCGCCACCAGTTCAGGCCCCGCGAGCGAGGTTGGTTGGTTGAAATTTTGGAAGGTGCTGGTCTGAGGCGGCGGCGTTATAGGCTGAGCAGCGCGAGCTTGCGCACTTCATCCTCATAATCAGGCACCAAAACTGGTGCCGTCGTTTCTTGCCACGCACCCATTGAGCGCAAAGCAATTTCTGTCTGGGGATACGCTGGGAACGTAACTGGCGAGACATCCAGCAACTCGATGTCAATTAAGGTACGCACGATATTGCCATCTACATCCGCCCAGTTGTCTTTTTTCGTGCGAAACCCGAAGGACATCTGGTCGATGTTACCAACGCGGATGCTTTCACGCAGATCACGGGCAACGGTCGTGTCTGGCAGCGTAATTTCACAGCGAAGGCCGCGCTGATCTTCCATCACAACAAGTGTTTTGGCTTTCGTGCGCCCAAGGATTTGATTGGTATCATGGTTGAAAAGTGCCCGGATATCCCCGCCAATGCTGCTAGCAAAAGCATTGGGTGCGATCTGCTCGCGAAACCCGCCCAGATCTTCGGAGAGTTGGTCAAAAACGGCAGCATAGCCGATCAGAATTGACGGGCCATCATCGCCGACAGCACGCAGCTCAATATCCGGACAGCTGAAATATCGCCGTTCCACCTTGCTCTTTGGTTCAACTTTATCATTCATTCCGAATTTTCCTTGTCTGTTCTGCTTCAAGTGCCTTTTGGACAGCCTGGGCAATCATCTCCTCGACCGAACCGTCGATTCCGGCACCCGGCGCACCCATACCGAGGCTATCGATCGGCACCGTCGCGCCCTGCACATAGAATTCCTCCCCGCCTTCATAGGGGTTCATGTCCTCCGCCTTGCGGATCTCATTGGGGTTCATGGCACCGATGTAGAACATGGCGCGATAGAAAGCGGACCTTGCAGCTGCGTCGCCGCGCAGCAGGCCCTTCATATCCAGCGCGATAAATACACCCGCCGCGCGATCAGCGGCTGACAGCAGATAGGAGTTCATCCGCATCTCAATGCGTCTCACCCATCGCAGAATGGTGTCGACCACAAACTCGATCGCCTGATGCTCGATGTTCGAAAAAGTCGCAGCGCCCATTTCGCCCACCTTGTGGGGTGGTACCAGGAAGATCCGGGCAATATCTCCGACGCTGAACTTTTGCAGCTCAAGATACTGCGCATCATCCATCGTCATGCCGATCTGTTCCCATTTCATGCCGCCGTCGAAAATGGCAATTCTTCCTGCATTCTCTGGTCCTTGATGTCTCCTTTCCCAGCTCTCTCGAATTGCGGTCGAAGCATCATCAGAAATTGATTCAGGCAGCGAAATCCCACCCTTGGGCTGAGCCGAGTTCTGATAGAAGGCGCGAAGGTAGCGAGCAGCCGACAATGATGTGCCAATCGTCTGACGGTGCGTTGCGATCGGGGAAAGGCTGTTCACCCCGTCCAGCATCTTGTGCGGGATGCGCAGCACTTCGTCATCAAACAGGATCCGCACTGGCCCCATCCCATCCGGCCACCATCGATAGCGCAATTGCCCGGCAGCATTTCGAAACGGCTGAATGTGATCGGGCAGGATCGGCGGCAGCTCCCGTACCCGACCGTCCCGTCCGAGAATGATCCGCGCATAGCTGTCACCGCGTAGCGCGGTATGGCTGATCTGCATCTCGCGCCACTCGAACGACGTCATACCCGCCACAGGCATATCGTGCAGCACACCATAAAGCGGATGCTCAGTCATCTTGGCCTGTGTTGTCACACCCTTTTCGCTCACGGTGCGTTTGTAGACGTGCAACGGCAGTGCCGCTATGGTCTCGGATATTAGGGAAACACAGGCATAGACTGCTGTCACCCGCATCGCCGATTTAGGCGTGACTGACACACCGTCCGGATCACCGAACATCTGTGCCAGCATCGGGTCGCGCGGATGCTTTGGATCGACTGTTTCACGCACCTCATCCGGTGCGCTGGCAGCACTACTGAGCGAAGACAGAAAACCCATCAGCTACGCACACCGAAGATGGCCACAGATGTCAGGATCACACCAGGCGCGATGAAACCAGCCGCAGGATGGACCAGCCAGGCACCATACCCGATCAATCCAACGCCCACGACACACATGATATCGCGAGTATCCACGGATGGCTTGATGCCCTTCGCTGGCTTTTCGCTCATATTCTGATCGCTCATATCAGGCCCCCACGTTCTATAATTTTCTCACTGGTCAGCTTGCCGCTGTCGCCTTCGTCTTTCGATGCGACCCCAATCGCGTTTACCAACGCGGCAATCCCATCGATCCGCTGCGTCGATTTCGCCTTTGTCGGCTTGATGTTGCCCGCGGCGTCCGTTTCGACAGCAACCACCTTTGCATGCCGATCAAGCACCGGATGATCGCCATGATGCAGCCCATTCGACATCACCAGACGCTCCAGTTCTTTCGATGGCGGCGACATCGACACGAAACCCTGCTGGTAATACTCGACCGGCAGGCCCTCCTGCGCGATCTCGATGGTTACTTGCGTCGCGTTGTAGCGGTCCATACCGATATTCTGGATCTCAAAACGCTCTGCATCTTCGTACAAAACCTTCTTTATGAAGGCATAATCCACCACGTTTCCCTCTGTGCCGATCAGTGCGCCGTCGCGAACCCATTGCTCGTAGGGCAGTCGGTCTCGCTTACCGTGCTCTTGCAGCAAATCCTTCGGTTTGAAGAACCTTGGGATCACCGTTGGCACGTCAAGTCCGGGCTGGACCGGGAACCAATGCACCACGGCGGACAAGTCGCTGACCGCCGAGAGATCGATGCCTGTGAAGCACCGCAGCCCGGTCAGCTCCGCTTCGAGCGACTTCCAATCGGTCGGACCTGCGCAATATTTCCAGCCAAAGCGCCGGCCCATGTCATCGGCCACATCAATCGGCAGCCAACGCACCGCTTGTTCGGACCAAATGTTCAGGTGATAGGCCTTGAACGCATTCTCCAACCGCGGCGAACTCATCGCGCGGCGGGCATCTGCCCGCATCGTGTCCATCTTCTTGGAGACCCCAAGGTTTGGATTTGCCTTGAACCAGGTCTCTTCAGCAGTCCAGTCATCGTTCTCGGCATCCGCAGCATAGACAACCACCAGTGTTTCAGGGTCGTTGAGAGTGCCGTCGAGGATCTTCTCGCATTCGTCCCAAACCTCGGACCCGTATCCGCCCTTCTTGCCAGCCGTCGAGATCAGGAACTCCATAGGCTGGCGCCGGTTGCCCTGGCTGTCGTGCATGAACTGGTAGAGGTCAGGCCCGGGCCATTCGTGGATCTCATCGCCGATCAACCCGCTGGCAGCCATACCGTGCTTGCCTTTTCCGGTACCGGACAGCGGTTTAAAAGACGCGTTCAGCGAGCTGCAGTAAATTGCCGTTTTTAGGCAGACCAGATGGTCCTGAAGCGGGTCAGATTTCCCCACCATCGTCGATGCTTTATTAAAGACGATCGCAGCCTGGTCCTTATCGGCGGCGATTGAATAGACTTCGCCGCCCTCTTCAGCGTCTCCCAGCAACATCAGAAGCGCGATGCCGGCCGCCATTTCGGTTTTGCCGTTCTTACGCGGGATCCAGACATAGCATCGCCTGAACCGGCGTGTGCCATCTGCCCTTTTCCAGCCAAACAAGGGGCGGACGATGTCGTCTTGTTGCCAGTCCTCCAGGATGAATGGACGCCCTGCCCATTCACCGGACGTGAATCTGAGATAGGTCGGGAAAAAATCTACCGCAGCGTCAGCGGCCTTTTCGTCAAACCAGTAATCGCCACTGCCCCAAACCTGCCGGTCATGATCGAATGTAGTGCGCTGGCCGACGCCCCGGGGCCGACATGAAACTGCCATGCCCTCAGTTTAGAAGGCCAACGGGAGACTTCTGCTCTTTGCCCTCATCCTTTTCGCCCTGATTGAACAGATCAGGCGCGATTGATGCCGCCGCTTTGGCAGCAAACAAGCGCTGGCGATCAGCTGGGTTCAGCGCAAAGCTTCCTTCCATCGCCATCAGATCCCGGTTCAGACGCTGCGACATGATGACAGCCGGGTGCGGCCTGATGTAATTCCCGTGATCGCTCTCCGGTTTGTAGGTCATACCCTCGTCTTCGATAACTTTGGATAGCGTGATCCAGCGTCCGAAGTCTTGGCAGTAGCGACCAAAGGTCAGCGTATCGATGCGTTGCAAAATCCGCATGGCCAGCAGCCGGGGTGCTAAAAATTCCCAGACCTTGCGGCCTTCTTCGCTCACCCAATCCGGTGCCTTGATCTCCGCTGAAGCCTCAACAGATTCCTCAACCTGCCCGACCAGCTGTTCCATCTCTTCCGTCTTGATTGGACGCCGACCCGAATTCCCTTTGGCTTTTTTGACAGCCGCAGGTTCCGGCGCTGGCCCCCTACGTTTGCCCGCCATTGCTCGTTCTCCTTCACACCAAATAAAAAAAACTTCTCGAAAACCTGCGCGAGTTTTTTCCTCGCTTCCCACCGGTCCGGAGGCGCGCCGGTTTTAGGGATGAAACCACCCCCTCCCCCTCAGACCCTGAGACGCGATGCAAGATCGAGCGCCGCACGACTGGTCAGGTTCAGATCGGAACGGCCAATGCTACCTGCAAGGAACTCACGTTCCAGCATCTGCTTGACCACATCGTGATGCCAACGACAGCAGGCCTGCCAATTGCTCCGATCCCAAAACAGACCCATGTCACCCTTGTGAGGGACGATGTGATCAGTGACCTCAGTCGCTTGCAGGATGCCCACGGCCTCGCACGCTTTGCAGACCCGATGCTTGCGAAGGAATGCGATCGATACTTTGTCCCACTTGGATGAATACCCACGCTCACGTGCCGAACCCCGACGCCTGTCGTAATCCTGTTCATTTTGCTTAGGTGTCGGCGCATGTGCGGCGCGGAATGTCTTCGGAGCAGTCGGCACATCGCATCCATTCCAATAGGCCCAAACGCAAAGCGCCCGGAGCGGGTTAACCGTCCGGGCGCAGAAGTGTTGTTGGCACGATGTCTAGGGGGGGCGACTTTATTCGGCAAGCACTTTCTTCCATGGGGTCATGGGCGGCATACGGTCATCTACTGCCCATCTTGACAGATTTGTGTGTATTTCAAATGTGATACGCAGTTCACTTAATGCAGACCACCACTGCAAATAATTACGCCGAGCAGCCGCCACCTGCCCGCCATCAGGCCGGTAAACCACAGGACAGATCAGGACATTGTGACGTCGAGGCTTTCGACCCGAGGAATCAATTTCGATGCCTAGGCTTTCAGTTTGTGCGCGTTTGCCGTTCTGATTGATCCGCCAGTCCTTCGGCTCACACCGCGGATGTACCCCGACGAATGCATCAGGCATAGCCCGCGCCCGCGCCAGTTCAGCGATCTGCACAGCCATGCGCCTGCCACCGCAACCCTCTGGTAATACCGCAACGGCAGCAGCCACCAGGTCAGCATCAGGATCTGGCAACGATCGGCCACCACCATCGATCCGACAGCCAAGCTTGCCACGCTGTTCCATCAGATATGCATTCCCGATCGCGCCGTATCCCATCGCCAAGGTGCCTTCGTCTTCAAAGTCGATCGACGCGCACTCATCCGCGAAAGCCCACTCCAGAAGCGACTGGATACTGATCTGCCTGCGCACGCGTCCCAAGCCATCCCGTCTCGCTTGTGCTGCCATCGTCTTGCCAATCCGACGACCTGACTGGACAAACCTTTGCGCCATCATGCTGCATCCTCCGACACACCAGACTGATTGCCGACCAGACCTTCGACATATGCGACCTTGCCCTGGTACCAATCGAGCCATTGTGCTTCATCTTCGGCAATGGTGTGGCCGCGCGCGATCCGATCTTTGGCCAGCTCGACCCGACGTCGCCACTCGTTTGCCTTATCGGCAACCACCTTCTTGTCCATCGGTTTGACCGGCGGTCGCTTGTGCATCGTCCAGAACCAGTATTCAGCAACCAACCGGTCACCTAGCAGGGCCGCACCACCAGCCGCAGAGGCAAACCAGCGCAGCAGCGCAGGCAGCTCATCCAGCGGACGGCGCTGAAAGCTTTCCGCCAACCCGAGCACTGTCGCGGGCGCAGGCCAGAAGCACCGGGCGGATCCTTCACCCTTGGTCCGAAGCGAGACGCGCAGGGCGATCAGCCCGTCATCCTTCAGGTAGGCCAGATCATCAGCCAGGCGGTCCAGCCGCGTCTTGGCATCTTCTGCCGTCACACCCTTAGCAAACCGAAACCCGTCAGCCTTTAACGGATCAATCAGCAGCCTGCGCACGCGGTCCCGTTTGCTCTCTGTCGCCTCTTCCATGCCGTTCCCCTTTTCTCAGCCTAACCACGTATCAAAAGCCACAACGCCCGATCTGTCGGGACTGCGTCTGTTTCTCTGTTATGTCTCTGTCTATGTCCCTGTCGTGTAGGACACTTGAGGACAGAGTGACGAACCATTTGAAATAATTGAGCAATCTCCAAAGAGTGTCCTCGGACTGTCCTGCAATTTTCCGCAAAGTGTCCACCGGACAGTTCGGAACACCCATCACATCGCACCCCGGCGCGGCGCACGGCCAAGGTCCATACGATGGTCTGCCCACGCCATCATTGCCTGCTCGACCCAGCTGGTGTTGCGATACCCAACGCCCTGCTTAAGAAGCCATTCGTCCATCCATTTAACGGCGGCATCGTTCTTGCTCATCTCAGTCTGAAGGCCCGCTACAGTCGCCCGCAGGCGCTGGACGCGCTTGACGGTGTTGGCCGCCTCCATCTTCGCCCGATTGTCTTCCTTGCGCGACACGGCCTCAATCAGCATGTCGAGCACAACGGGATGCATCAGCCGCACTTCATCACCGCAACGACAGGGTCGCCACTTGTGCAGCGGGCCGTATTCAAGCTGGCACAACGTTTTAAAATCGGACTCCGAAATCATAAGCAGCTTGGCCAGCACTTCCATATCGTTTGGGATGGTGCCAACCGGTGACTGGTCGCAGGCAATGTTGATCAGATCGAAGTACAGCGCGCGGCACTCGGCGCGCCCCTTCAACCGCATGTCCGAGTTCAGCCAGCGCCGGCGCTCCCAAACCATGAAGAAGTGACTGTTCAGCCTGTCATCACGGGTGAGAGGGTATTCCTCGATCTCGGACATATCGACCAAGGCAAGCCGCCCTGTTGGTGCTGCCAACGACATGATCAGGCTCCTGCCCGCTGACGCAGAATTCGCAGCAACCGCGATTGATGGCCGATATCACCGACCTTCGTATTCAGCGCTTTAAAGCGGGCCACTACATCGCCGACCTCGACACCGAGATCATCTGCCACAAGCGCCGAAGCCTTGCCCGTGATCAAGCCTGATAGGATCTCAAAATCCTTCTCAGCAGTCCAACCACCAAAATACCCAAGCCCATCCAGATGGGCGACAACGATACGGTCATCAGCGGATAGCTTAGGCGTGGTCTGAACTGGCGCAGGTGCAGGCTTGGGCATCGCAGTTGCCTCCAGCTTCACGGGCGCTGGTGCATTAGCTACGGGTCGCGGCTTTTTCGCCCGCTCTGCCTTTATAGCTTTAATCTTCATGCCAACCGAGATCTTGCTCCGGTTCACAAGATCGGCAATCTCATCGCGGCTTTGCCCGGCATCGAACGCCTTGGCAATGCGCTCAATTTCATCATCAGTGAATGGCCCGACCTTGTAGTCACGAGGCCCCGGCTTCATCGCTTTTGCGCCGCTACGTTGCTTCTTCACAGGGCCCACAGCTTTGCGGGTCGCAGACGCGGGCGAAACGGGTGCCGCGTCCGCAGCAGCCAAGGGCGCTTCAGAACGCTGGATCGCCGGAATTACTGGCACATCAGCAGGCTCGGCTCCCGGTGACACCAGTGATTGTACCTCCGGCAACACAAAGCTGACCGAGACACGCGCCCCAGCATCAAAGGAAAAATCAGCATCGAGGCCGATGCGCTCCAAATCATCTTTAGCAGTGCCCAGGAATATCAGGACGTCATCCACCTGCTTCACAGCGTGCTCGAGCTTTGCAAGATCCGCCTGCAGAGCAACAAGAGTGGCTCCGCCTTTCCCTTGAATCCCCTTAAGCTGTTCCAGAACGTTCATATCGTCTGCTCCTCTTGCTGATTATGGGTATCGACCGCTGCGCGCACGCGCGCACAGGCAGCCTCAAAATGCTGTGGTGATTTCTCAATCCCGATCGCGCGCCGACCGGACTGAACCGCGGCGACGAGCGTGGTGCCTGACCCCATGAAAGGATCCAGCACCAATTGATCTGGCAGCGATGAATTTTCGATATAGAGACGCATCAAGTCGACTGGCTTTTGCGTATTGTGCACAGCGTTAGCAGGGCGATGGCCGCGCCAGACGCGCTTGCTGCCGCCATTGTTGATGTCGACGGCCCTTCCCTTCCACAGGTAGAGCGTGAACTCGCTATCCTTCATGTAATACCGCGTCCGGTTGGGGACGATCTTGTCCCAAACAAGCAAACTGTGAAGCTTGAAGCCCGCGCCGATAAAGCCGCCATGGGCGGCGAAAAGATTGCTGTCTTCGGACATGACGTAGCAATCGGCATCTGGTTTCAGCGCGCGAAAGATCGGCCCGCCAATCTCGTGCCAGCCAACCACGTCCATAAGCAGGCCGGAATTGTCATAGACAGTGCTGGAGAACTTGCCGCCCATTGCACCGGGACGCGATCCGCCCGACGACAGCGCATAGGGCGGATCAGTCACACATAGATCCGCCTGCAAGTCCAATATCGGCAGGATCACCCGCGCATCGCCTTGGATCAGTCGGCAGCAGCCGATCGTGATATCGCGCTCGATCGCCATCAGCTTAGCATTCTGTAATGCGAATTTTCACAAAAAATGGCGCTTACCATCGGGATCAGATATTGCCAGAAAACCTTTCGGACTTGATTTCCGTGAGTTGTGCTCGTGTTCGCCCGGCCAACGCTTCTCCGATAAGTTCCTGTATTGCGCAGACGAACAGTTCCTCTTGCCCATTGATGTCTGCATACTTGAAAAGAATGTAAGCTTCCCTTGCCATCTCGGAATACTCTTTGTCCGAGGTTAGAATATTCCGGAGAGAATTCTGTATGACTGTATCGACCCTCATCACCTGCCCCTATTGTATCGAAAAAAATGCAAGGTATTCGTCCCTTCGGGCTGCGTTCAGGATCCTCAACGATCCCACTCAAGCGGCGCCAGAAGGCGCGACACATGCAGTCCTGGGCAACTGCTATCACTGCAAAAATACAGCATTGCTCTATTTCAAAATTCCAGACGGAATTACATTTCCGACAGCCAGCAACGTAGATCTCGTTGCGGATGAACGCTTTACGTTTATAGACACTGCCCCAGCAATTTTTAAAGGAACCATACCAGAGCATCTCCCGTCGGAGGTTCAGGCTATTCTTGAAACAGCTGACGAGGTTATGAGGTCCGGGCAATTCGCGATGGCAGCTATGGGTTACGGCGCAGCTCTGGATGTTGCTCTTACGAATATTTGTGCACCAGCGGACATCTCTGACAAAACGATCGGCGGGAAAATAGGTGAAGCCAAAAAACTCGGAAAAATTGGTGATCAAATCGCTGATCTGCTTGAGGGTGCAAACTCTGCCAGAATTATCGGGGCCCATTTCGTTATGGATATCTCTGGATTGGATGCGAGAACGGCTCGAGAACTCACGACAGCTGCGCTTGAAAACATGTTTACTTACCCGAAGCGGATTGACGAAATGAGACAACGCCTCGATGACGTCAGACACGCCCGCTCGACCAAAAAGTGATCGATCTAAGCGGCAGAAACTCACAGCGCGGCACCGGTCAGGTTCGCAACCAATCGCCGATTACTGGAACCATCAAGCACGGCATCCGCGCTCAGCGCATAGTCATTGCCGCCCGCCCCGCGAAAGTGCGTCTTGGTCACGCGCAGCCGGCCGCCCCAGTTCTTTAGCTTGATGACAGCACGTACTGATCCCATGGGGACATCGAGTGCCGCAGAAACCTCCGGCATAGTGCAATCCCAGCCAAGGGGCTGGCAATATTGCCAAATGCGAAAAGCGATAGCGTGGCCGCGTGGTGTCATCTGTTGTGCCCCCCATTGATCTGTTGGAAAAATTTTTCCGAACGCTGTTTCCAGCGATGGGCGCGGTCAGCCCACTTTTGGGATATGAAGCTGGCACGCGACGACCACGCCGCAAACCAAAGTCCCTGAACTTGCAGCCAAATGCGACGCTTCATGCCGCCCGACCCCGCACTGGCTCAAGCACCACCTCAACGCCTGCCAGCACCATCACTGCTGTGACGTAGGACAGCGCCGCATCATTGTCGCAGCGCAGCCAGTTGATAATCTGACGTTCCGACACGTCGAGAACGGGCGCGCCAAGCTGTGCAACCTCGCGTTCCGATTTACCCGGAAAGGCACGCCACAACAGCGATGCAAACCACCGGCGCGACAAGCTTTTGTGCTTACCCGAGCAAAAATCGACACGCTTTGCATTTTGTGAAAGATTTTTCCGCATACTCGCTCCATGTTTGAACTGTGAAGAGTTCAAGTGAAGCGATTGTGGAAAGGAACGAGGGGGTGCTGCGGTCATGCTGCATCCCTTTTGTCATGTCGTTTAAATTTAAACAGAAGTGGGCCGCAGGGAATATTTCGCTCGTCGCACTCACTCTTGATGATCAAGTACCAATTGGCTGGAAACGCCGAATTTGCGATCGCATTGCTGATCGACTGGCGACTTACACCAAGTGCAGTCGCCAAGGCATCCCGCCCGATCGCCGCGCATATTTCCTGAACTGTACTCACAGCACATTAAGTAATACACAAATTATGTATCGTAAAGGTTCATTTCTTTCAAATATACATATTTTCTGTATCCAGCGATATTTACTACTATGAATATCACCCAAAAAGAATCCCTCACGCGCCTCGGCGATATGAGCAAAGAGGCATGCGCACAACGTCTTGTAGCCGCCAGACTAACGAGCGGATTATCCCAGCTCGAAGTCTCGCAGCAAGCTGGGATTGCCAACAACTCCCTCAACAATATGGAGAGAGGCCGGCAGTTCCCGAACCGTGAAATCATGAGGTATTTCTATCGCGCTCACAGGATTGACTTCAACTTCCTGATGCACGGTGATTTTTCGCAGCTTCCTCAGGACGTGCAGGCGGATCTCTTTTCAAAATTAAAAGGCGCAAGCAGTGCCACGGATCAAACACCAGATTCAAACTAACCCCAAGCGAACGTAAAAACTTCGCAACCCTAAAATGTCTCTGTCTCAACGCCGCCACCCCCAGTTACGCCAGACTAGAACAAATTAAGAACAACGCAACCCAAACCCGTAATCGCCTTGACCATTCGTGAGGACCGAAACTTGAGCACCAACTATAGATCAGCACGCACCAGCCTCCTGATATTTGACACGGTCACCTGGCTAGCTGTTGCAGCCCTCACTCTCATAGCTCTAAAGCTTTTTTCGAACGGAACGGAGTTACCAGCAACACTAATGGGGGTAGGAATTTGGCTGTTTGCGATCTTCGAATTTGCCTTTACCCAGTTCGCCCGCGCCCAGATAGACACTGCCGACAACACTCGTAAAATCCTTGAAATACTTTCAACCCAACCCCAGTCAAATGCTGGGAAGCCAGCTTTAATCCCCCCTCAGACCCCAAGCAGCCAGCGAAAAGAGCCCACTCTAAAATAGTGCCGCACCTCATGGATACATTTTATGTGTATTAATGATTGACTGATACATTTTTAGTGTATTATATCTGCCTCACTTACAGGAGGCTGATATGCAAATGCTCAACGACCAAGCCCGACACATCGTCACCCACCCGCAGAACTATGCGAGCCAACCATCAGTGCTGGCGTTCAACTGGGAAAAACTCAAGAATGCGCGGGGCCAGACGGTCGATCACGATCGTATCGGGGCCCCCGCGTATCTTATCGTCGATACCGACCGCGCCAGCGCCAGCGCGCAAATAATCCGCATCCGAGCCAAAGTCCGCGATTATGCCCGCGACAAGGGCTATGACCTGCCGCCGAGTGCAGCATGATGAACGAGCGCCTTATCCCCTTCGTCCGCGGCGTTTGCCTTATTGATCGCAACGATCCCGACACGCTGAAAGATGCCTTCATGAATGAGGTGATCGAGAACGGCGGCGCATACGCCGACGCGACCGGTGTGGAAACATGTCTGTATGAGATCAGCCTGCACGGCATCATAGCCCGTGGGGCATCCGAAATGGACGCCATCCACAATTGGATCGCCGCTGCCAAGGCGGCACTGGCGAACCCTGCTGGTGAAGAGGTTGAAGCTGACGGTTTCATCACAACGCACCCGCCCTGTGGCACCCCGCGCAATCATGCAGAAGAGATCGCGAACGCAATGGCCGAACGCGACTGTGTGAAACCCCACGCATTCCACCGGATGCCCTTCGGCATCAGCTGACACTGCTTCCTGCAACGGCGCACCTCCTCCAGCGCCGCACCTTAGCTGGCGGGCAATATCAGCCCGCCGGTTCTTTCCTCGAATTGAAAGGCTACGTGATGAATATCGACGATATGGGCGACAACACCCGTTTGCCTCACCAAAGAAAGGCCTGCCACTACTGGCCGGATTGCGCCTGCGGGCCCAGTGCCAAATGCTGGCTGATGCGCCCGGACGACGCAGCTCCCATACCAGACGCAGCATTCGCAATCGTCGCTGCGGTGACAATAACCATCATCGCGTTATTTTGCGGCATCGCCGCAGTGATGAGTTCAGTTCTGGCGTCGATCCTATGAGCGCGCCCGCACGTCACCGCCTGACTGATATGCAACCAGCACAGCAGGCTGGTATCCTCTGCAATGATCCAAAATTCCAACGCTTTGCTGCGGTCCGATCGGGCCTACCCAGTCACCAGTTTAACGCCAGCGCCGCCGGTGAATACCTTCGCGGGGTCTGCCAGATCACTAGCAGGACCATTCTGAACACCAGCAAGCCCGCTCAAGCCCAATTCGCCGCCTTGCGCACAGAGTTCGACGCTTGGTCAGGCCGGATCGCTCAACAACGTTAGGATTTCCGCCATGAACGACCAATCACCCCTAAATCAAAACGTCCGGACTGTACCATTGCATGTGCTGCACCTGTCACCGCTGAACCCTCGTCAGGATCATGATGCGGACGACATCTCAGCTCTTGCGGAATCCATCAAGATCAACGGGATAATGCAGAACCTTAATGTGTTCGAAGACCCCGAAGGTCTGGGCGTGGTCGCTGGCGGCCGCCGCCTGCGCGCGCTTCAGCTGCTGGCCCAAGCCGTCGATCATGATGAAAGCGATGATCCTGGTCAGCTGATCGACTTCGACGCCATCCCAGTCAATGTGACATCAGATGAAATGCTGGCCCGAAGCTGGGCTGGTGCAGAAGGTGCCACACAGCGCCCTCTGCACCCTGCCGAAGAAATCCGCGCTTACGCCGCTATGGCGGATCAAGGAAGCACGCCCGATCGGATCGCCGCGGCCTTCGGTCAGACCCGAACGCACGTGATGCGCCGGCTGAAACTGGCCAGCCTGTCGACAGAGGCACTGGACGCCCTGCGCCGCAACCTGATCCCGCTCGATGTTGCGCAGGTGCTGACCATGATCGATGCGCCCGACCGGCAGCACGACGCCCTGATGCTGGCGACCGACCGGAACTATAACTCAGGCCAGCTGCGCCGTCAGCTGATGGAGGGCAATGTGCCGTCCGATGATCGCAGGGTGGTTTTCATCGGCCTCGATCTCTACCGCGCCGAGGGCGGCACACTGGACGAGGACCTGTTCACCGATCAGTCACGCCTGCACAATACCGATCTGGTCCATAGCCTGTTCCAGGAGAAGCTGACCAAGGCAGCCGAAGACCTGCAGGCCAGCAAAGGCGTCGCACGCGTGGTGCCGATTTTTGACAGCTACGTTGGCTATCAGCACTTTGATGGTACGCAGCGGCTCAATCGCACGCCAGTCGATCTGCCCGAAGCCGATCAGGCCCGCTATGACGCGCTTTGCGAAAAGGGTGACGAGGTCGAGTTCACCGAGGCCGAGGCGGAAGAGTTTGATGCCCTGGAAGAGCGGATGCTGGGCGACTACGATGCCGAGGAATACGCGCGTTCAACCCTATTCGTGTATGTCGATCACCACGGTAAGATTGAGATCGGCTACCCTTACCTTCCGCAGGACAAGCGCGCCAAACTCGGCACGGATGACGGCACCGGTGCAGTGGCACCCAAGCCACCGGTGACGCAGACAGGTATCGCCGATCTGCGCACCATCCAGCGCGCAGCGTTTCAGACCGAAATGCTCAAGCACCCCGAGCTTGCACTGGACCTGCTGGCCTTTCAGCTGACCCATGATCCCTACAGCTATTCGGGCCCCTTCAATGTCACCGTCACTGACCAGAACGCGCCGCCCAGCAGTGTCGACAACGTTCACTTGGACGAACGCCTTAAAAGCGGCATCAGCGACATTGGCGGTGATGTTGAAACAGCTTTCCGCACGTTTCAGGAGCAAGGCAAGAAGCATCGCAACACCGTCCTGACGCAGGCGCTTGTTCGCACGATGAACCAGCCCTTTGGCAGCCCGATCAACCTTGCCCTGATGACCAAGCTTGGCGTGAGCCCCCGCTCAATCTGGACGCCGACGGCAGAGAACTTTTTCAAGGCCTGCCGGTCCGAGTTGCTGGACAGCATCTGGCATAAGCTGGTTATCCAAGCGGGCGAAGGCGACAGCGAAATGCAGCGGTTCGGCAAGCTGAAAGTTGGCGAGAAACGTGCCGAGCTGGAAGCACTCTTCAATGATGCATCAACACAAGAGGCTCTGCTACTGACACGCGATCAGATCGCCGCGATCGACGCGTGGTTGCCCGACGAAATCGCAGGGGATGATGACGCGTGACACAGCCCCTACTTAAACCCACGGATGCTGCCGACGTTCTGGGGATCTGCACAAAGACCTTGCAAGAGTGCCGCCGTCGCGGGCTAAAGTATGTAAAGGTGGCCCGAGGTGCGATCCGGTACCGTGCTGACGACCTGCAGGATTACATCGAGGCCCAGACACAATGCCATTCAGAACCAAGAAAACCCGCGTCTATCAATACGACATCGTCGTCGGGGGTCATCGCCTTCGAGGATCTTGCGGGACGGAGGATTTCGAGGCCGCGAAAGCGGTAGAGGCAGACATCAGGGCCAACGCCAAGCGCAATGCCGCCAGAGGATCCGACTACACGCTGTCAGAGGCGCTTGGCACATACATCAACGACAAGATCGCAGGGCGCCCCTCAGAGGGCACCACCAAGAGCCAGGCGCGCGTGATCCTGTCTCACATGGACAGCAAGAAACGGATCTCCAAGCTGACAGACGCCGACATCATCCAGTACGCTGCTAAGCATCGCGCAACCTGCGCCAACAGTACCGTGAACCGTCACCTGCAAATGTTGGGCCGCGCGCTGCGGCACATGGCCAAGGTCTACAAAACCGAGATCCCCGACATCGATCTAAAAGCAGCCGAAACGAAAGAACCGCGGGAACGGGTGCGCGAGCTGACTACAGACGAACAGAGCAGGCTATTCACCGCCCTGCCCCAAGAGTTTCACCCAATGGTCGTCTTTGCACTGATGACCGGCGCACGGATCAGCACGATCACCGGCCTGCTGTGGCGCGACGTCGACATGCCCAACCGCGAAATCATCTTCCGCTTAAAGGGCGACGAGCTGATGATCTTTCCGATCAATAGTGAATTGGCGGCGCTGCTGTCTGCCCTTCCCAAGTCAAACGTGATGGAAAGTCGGCGGTACGTGTTTACCCGCGTCGATGGGCACTCTGCAGAGCGGATCCAGATCGTCGCAAGCGGCGGCGTGTTCGGCACCGTCTGGCGTAAGGCGCTGCTGGATGCTGGGATCGATAATTTCCGCTTTCACGATCTGCGCCACACCTTCGCCACCAGGATGCTGCGCAAGACGCAGAACATCAGTTTGGTTTCGAAGCTACTGGGGCATACGAATATCGAGACAACCAGCCGCTATGCGCATGTAATGACCAGTGACCTGCGGGATGCGCTGGAAGGGTTTTCAATCAGATGCAGCGCTATCGTTGAAATAAACAAAAAACATAACGGCTAGTCGTCGCTTACCAGATGCTACGATCGTTGATTTTCTTGGAAAAAACGTTATGAAATACTTCTATTGCACCATTTTGGATCAAAATTTTGACAAGAATTTTGGCGATAACGATAGCACGACCATGATCTTTTAATAATTTCTAGTTGCCCTATCTGTAGAACTACACTGTGATGATGCTAACTCTAAAAGGCGGAAGAACGGATGACACCAACGATTGAAAAGCAAAGACGCCAAAGTGAATCTTCTGATAGCTCCAACGTGAGCGTTAGAGCGACCCCTCGAAAGCCGAACACTTCAACGTCTGACAAGACATTTGAGGATGCCGTAACGCGAGCGCGTAAGAACCGCTCACAAAAAGTTATGACGAATAGATCGATACTGCACGCGCGCCACGTTATTTCAGAATTGCTACAATTGGGTTTAGAAGAGAAGCATGAAGTGTTTATTGTTTCCGGAACACTTAATGAATCATGCTATGACCCGTTGACAAAATACGTCCCAAAATACGATGCAATAGGTTTACCTATTGTATGTTGGGTCACTGATATCAGTGTCACTGAAGCAATTGGAAGCTTCGCACAAGCATTAAAGAATAGTAAATGTTCATCATTGCATCAGATACCATTTAAAAACGGCTCACCGCCACATTTTATTGTCGTGGGTCAAGTTGCATATCGTTTGGAAACTGATCATGCGTCAGCTCAAGCGATACTTAGTTTCAATGATCCAGGTTTGGCGACCAGCTTGCATAAATTAGCAAAAAATTTTTTAGAACTTAGTTAA